ACACCAGATACACGGGTTAATACGTAGTTCTTCCACATTAAATTTAATGATCCGCCAGCATTACCACCAGCTAGTAAATTGTAATAAGTGGATGAAGTTAAACCAGTTGCGAAAGTTGTTCCAGATGATACTAAAGCCGCACCATCAAAATTAATAAGTTGTTGTCGTTTTAAAAATCCTGTATTACCTTGACCAGATGAATACGGACAATCAACAGCAGAAACAACATCAGATTGATTAAAATTTGAGACGTTACAGCATCCACCATTAATAAGGAAATCCGCACTTGTTGCAGCAATACCAACAGCACTACCTACACCTGTAGGGAAGTATTGAAATGCGGTTGCATCATCAGGAAAGAATCCAATTTGTGCACCTTGTGAAAGGAGATCTTGATAGGATAGGGAGGTCATCAGCTTGAAGCTATTCCACATGTTAGAATATGGACTTTGTTGAATTATAGTCGAACCGTTGTAATCCAACGTTAAACTATGAATGATTTGCCCGAACCAGTTTTTTAAACCCATGACATAGTCCCCACAACCTGCACTCGCAAATTTATTAAATGGGTAGGTTGTTGCACTAGATGCAATAGTAGCACTGGTTGTTGTTGCTAATGTTGCATAATTTGTTCCGGTTGGTGTGCCCATTGTCATGAGGAGGGGCACGGCTAAATAGGCTTCTCTGTAGCTCATATATTTGTTTGAATTTGAGAGTTGACTCGTGTCCGTACACGATTGAGAATTTGAGTAATTTTGATTTTGGTTATCTAATATGTTGATCCAATCCTTACGGACGAATACGTTTGGTGATCCCTCTATTTCTTGGGATAGGTCAAATACTAATTTATCGCACATTAGGATTAATAGTTTAGTAATCTTTAAATATCTTTAAAAATTAATAAAAAAAAATAAAATTACATATGCATCACTATGTTTTTACGTGGGTTTGCCGTAGGTGGTGCTATTGCTAACTTAGATAATTTAGATGTAAATCGTGAAGGAAGACCTTTACCCGTTGATACTCTAGAAAATGGGTCAATCCCTGTAGTGTGAATATAGTCATCTATATCACTATAGCTTGAAGCACTACCACCACCGGCAGGTCTTAATAATACTGAACCCATACCAGTGCCTTTAATTACGTTCATATTTTTATGATATGCCGAAAGTGTATTTAATTTACCTACATTATGATGTGGTAATTGAACATGTCTAACTGTGTTATAAACCATTAATATTTAAAAGTTGTTTTATCTTTAATTCTTTTTACAATTTAAATGATAATTTTTCTTTTATTAAAATATTACGTAGTTTAAATACAGCCTTTAACATACTGTCTAAAGCATTAATTTTTTGATTAATAACATTAGCATGCGTTAATTCAGTGTCGTTTTTTAAATCATTAAATAATCTAGTTTTTTCATTATTAATATCATTAATTAATAAACTCAATTTTGATTCCTCCATTATATATATAATTATATTATATCTTTATATATATTAAATAAATAATTATTTAGATGTTAAAAATGATTCATCCTTATCTCTGATAGTCAATAAAATAGTCATATTTGGGTCATTGATAACAATTGGTTGAAGGTTAGGGGCTAAGAAAGTTAATCGTAATTCACTATATGTTCCATCAATCATTTTATTCCACATAAAATTTGGTGGTTTTTCAGATATTAATTCTCCTACACCTACATTACTGTTTAAACTGTAAATAATACTTGATGGTTGTGTATATGGATTATTAATATTTGATAATGAAAATAAAATACTACTATATGGTTGAACTTGGGGTGCTGTATTTGATAAATATGAAATTGTATTAACACTATTTACAGATGCGTAATTTGTAGCTGCTGAAGGTGATTGAAATGTAATACCACCTCCTACATTATTAGCACTAGCAAAACCAGCGGTATAACCTACTAGGTCATTAAAAGCGGATGGAAATGTAACAACACTATTAAAAACAGTTGTAGGCCATCCAGCTGGCGGGGCTGTTCCATTTGTTGGGGTTGATGTTGGAATTTGATATGTGTTTAATTGTATTGCGTATCTATTAGCATTTACAATTAATTCAAATGGATAATAATATGTTCCTGATACTGTCCAGTATGTGCCATTTTGTAAACATATATATTGAATATAATTATTAATTGATGAAATATCCCATAATCCGTCAGGGATAACAATCGTGTATGTTTTATTTGCTGTGCCATTCCAAGTATATGTAAATGTATTATTATTATATATAGTTGTAATATTAAACCATGAGTAATACATACTAATACTACTTACGGCTATATATTTATCTTTTAAAACAACTGAATTAGGAAATTTATAAACTAATTTATTGTTATTACCGTCTTGCACGATATTTGTGCCATTCATTACTATTACGAACATTATTTATATATATTACTTTGTTTTTAAATCCTTATTTATGGAACATGTATTTGGCTAATTTAATATTATTACTTTTTTTCATAGTTGTTTGAAGTCCTAACCCTAAACCATGGCCTTTCATTGGAATAGAATTAATATTTTCTATTGAAGAACCATATTTATTTTTAATATTAATATTATTATCAATTCCTAAATTAATAGGAATTTGAGATGCACCAAAATAAAATGGTCTATTGCCATCTGATGACATTTGTGGTAGAATTGCATTTGGATGTTCTACCTTTGGGTGATAATTGTAAATTCCTGATGTTGACATTATAGTAATAATATACATTAATCTTTATATATATTAATATCCTAAAGCTAATAAATCCTCCATAATTTCAGAGGTTTCTCTTTTTGGTATAAGATTGGATTTAGATAATTTTAATAATAATAATTTAAATTTTTTAATTAATACAGTAGAATCATTACCCGCCAATATTTCACCTTTCATTACTTCAAAATCATGAATATCTCTATCTTGTATATCCTTAGATGGTGTAGGGATGCTTAATTTATCAATAATTCCGGCTTTTTTTGATACATTATGTAAATAAGTTTTTTCTTCATTTGATAAATTAGAAAGATCATCATATTTAGGAACACCACCACCAACAATAGTTTTAATAACACTTGATAAATTTTTACTGATCTGTTTAGATGGATGCCCTTTAATTCCATATCCTTTCATATGTTTTACAGATAAAATATTTTCATTTAATCTATCTTTATTTAATAAATATTTACCAAATGGAACATGTGTATGACCTTGTTTAATACCTTCTGTTTTACTAATTCTTTCAGATAATGGTTTAATAATTCCTGATCCTTTTGGTCTTCCTGCTTTTTTACCAAGCCCAAAACCTTTCATTGTATAATTTGGGGTTTGTCTCATTGCACTTTTTAATTTGACAATATTAGATGATACAAACTGATCCACACTTTTACCATTAATTAAAGTTTCTACATGTGCTAAACTATCGTTAGTAAATGCATGAACTCCAGAATTAAATTGTGTTTCATTATAATCTAATGCTTTAGTTGATTCTGGATTAGCTAATAATTGGCTTGTAATAGCTTGATTAACAGTAGTTGTAAAATCATGATGATCATCAGTCATAGCAATACCCGTCTGCCATTCAAAATCTTGATAAATTGCCCTTAATGCTGTTTCACATAATATTGTTGCAAACCCTAAGGCTGGGCCTCCAATTTGTGTAAGTCCTAATGGGTCAGAATCATCAAATTGAGTTTTAGTTTCAATTGATCTATCAATAAATGGTGTTTGGCCTTTCTTCAATTGTGGAAAAGGTTGCATTGTTTTCATAATTTCATCATCTGCAAAATCTTGATATGGAACAACACCAGATGGGGTTCTATATGATTTAATAATATTATTAACTATTCCCTCCATTTTCTTAGATTCTGATAATGACGGAATAATTGATTTCATATTTTCTAAAATAGTATATGATAAATCAGGGTTATTATTTCTACTTGATTTTTCTAATTGTTCAATTAATGCCCTTAATTGTGAAGCACTAGGTAATTTATCTGTGTAATCAATCCATGCTTTATACCCATCGTTATTAGTTGCTAACTGTTCATTATATGTCATATTTTTACTTTTATCATTAAAAATAGTTTTAACAACATTATATTTATTTTCTGATACTCCTGTAACTGGATTTTTAACAATTTCAAATAAAGGAAACATACCATTAAATTGATCCCTGATTTCATTCTTTGTTTTAGTCATTACAGGTGATGAAACTAATCTAAATGTGATATCATCATATTGTTTCTTTAGTTTAGATAAATCACCTATATTTAATCCTGTATGATCTGATCCGGCTGGTCTATCAAATGCACTTTTAATCGTTCCTGATAGATCCTTTGTTTGTGCATATGTAGATTGTAAAAATAAATACATATTTTCTGCGTCTCCTTCATTACCTACAATACCAAGTTTATATTTCTTTTTTAATTGAGTTGCTAGTTCTGTTGAGTTCTGGGTGAACCATACTAAAAATGACCCATCTCCGTTTAATGGTGATGCTTGGATAAGTCCAATAACTTTTAACATCATTTGTGGTGTGGTTACATCTTTAAATTCCCCAATAATAGTCTGTTTTAATTTTTCAATATCCATTAACATTTCTGCGGTTGTTCTGTTATCTTTCATTGTTGATTTTGGCGGTAAAACACCAGTGTTTAAATAATTTTTATTAGCTTGTAAATTCATGTCGTCTAAACTTGCACGTAAGTTTAAATTTTGCATGTATTCATTTCTAAAATTTTCAATATCTTTAGCATATCTATAAGGTTGTCCCTACATATTATTATTATTAAATAATAATATGACTTTAAATAGTATTAAATTTATACATTATTTTATATGTAAATCATGGTGTAATAATACCTCCATATACAGGATATACTGATACATCAGCACCACAAGAAAATAATTTATCATTACATATTCTATTAAATTCATTTGTAATTTCTTCACCCATCCCATTATTAAAATCTTCCGCTAAACTATTCATATTATTTTTATATCTTTCAAGTTCTGAAGGTTGTAAATATGATAAATTATGTAGTGGATGTAATCCCATACGATTAGATGTAATCACTTTAAAAATAGTAATAAGATTTTTAATTTTTTCTTTCTCCTTCTCTTCTGGTGTTTTCAAAACAATCTTCTCTTCTTCTGCTTCTTCTTTTAAAATTTCAGTTGGTGTTTTAGTATCTTTCAACATATCTTTTTCAAATTGATTTGGCTCAATATATTCAATATCAGTTCTCCATTTAATATCAGATTTATATAAATAATCTGAATTTTGAATAACCTTTGGTTGTTCATCCTGAATAACTTTTGGTATATCTTGTGTATCTTCCATTATATATATTATATAAATGTTTCTTTAAAGGGTTTTATAGATGCTTTTATAGAGTTTAACGGGGGTTTTAATTCATCTATAATTGACTGTTCGAAACACGTTCCTTCAGATAATATATTTATATCTATTTCATGTAATTTTGTAAATGTGAAATTATCCCATCCTCC